ATCTGTATCGGTTCCTTCAAATAACACTTCTATTGGTTTAGTTGATTTTAATTCACCTTTTACTTGTTTAGTTTTTTCATCTTGAACATCAAACACCGTTTTTTCTACAACGTCTTTAACAAAACTTGAAGGTACTATATTCATATTCATTCTATTTAATCCTTCAATCCACTTGGCTGGACAAGCAGTACTTTCTAATCCTGCTGTTATTCCTATATTGTATTTAGCCATAGGTTGAAATTCATTCGGAATAACAACGTGTATATGAATCTCAGGTTGTTGTGGTAGATTAGGAGTTTGTAATAATCTATCTATAATAACTTTATCATTTGGGTCATCTGCATTTAATGCATTCATTGGTGTATTACCCCAACGAACATTCCAGATTTTTACATCATACTTATCTAACTTAATTAATGCTCTAACAATATCTCTACCATGTGCACCATATCCACTTCTTGTTGCAACTGGTGCGGTAACTAAACATACTGGTTTACTCATTATAACTCCTACGTCTTAAAAATACTAAAAGGTTTTCTTGGTTTCCACATTTCAAAAGCTTTGTCCATATGGTCAATAAAGTTCTGAGACATTGCTGTTGTGGACATCATAGTTTTCTCATCCATAACAAATTTATGACCACTTAATCCACATGCATCTCTTTCCTCTTTACCCATATCATACCATTCTTTTATACCATCGGCTACATCGTCCCATCTACATCTATCATCAAAGATATATGGTGTTGGTATTGAACCCATTAATGCTCTGTTAGATGGCCAGATTGGTTTAACCCATTCACCCCAAGTCAAATCAGGATTGTCTTTCCATTTTCTATCATCGTGAAATGATTTTATCTCTGAATAATCTTTGTGTGTAACAAATTTATCTTTGATTTTGAATCCACATTGGTCTTGTAATCCACCTGTAACATTAACAATAATTGGTGTTCCTGCCATCAAAGATTCACAAGTTCCTAATCCAAATCCTTCGTTAGAAGCTATATTGATTGTTACGTCAGCCATATTGTATAGATAATTTAATTGATGTGTCTCTAATTTTCTATCACTAAAATAAACTTTACAACCCGGTGCCATATTTTTAGCTACTTCAGGTAAATCTGTACCATTTTCATCACGTGGTTGTGTATGCATTAATAATGCACATTTATCAGCCATATCTTTAGGTAACAAATCACAAAATGTTTTAAACGATAAGATGACATCTCCTGGCATTTTTCTTCTTATGTTTCTATTATTATATAAAACAAGAAATTCAACATCATCTTCCGTAAGTTGTTGTCTCATTTTTTCTACTTCTTTATATTCTTCGTCAAAGATATCAATAGGATAAAACTTTTCACTTACACCGTGAGGTAGATATGTTACTTGCCAATCTTCAGGTGGATTTTTTTCCCACACGTCTTGTACAATTGCATAAGTTTGTTTTGAAATATTCATAATCAAATCACAACTCTCATAAAAGAACTCGTTGTACTTAGGAGCAGGCCAGTCGTCCCATATATTGTAATAAAAGATAGGAATCTCCTGTCTAACTTCGTGTTCCATTTCATATAACCATCTCCAAAATCTTGGGTCTGTATAGTGTAGAATAGCATCTGGTTTTTCTCGATTGAGTACTTCACGTAATAAATCTGGACTACCATAACCACTGATAGGATAAATTGTTAATTTAGCATCCTCAACACCAGTTTCTTCTCGAATTGATTTATTCATATCGACAACTTTACCCTCTTCAGGATGTTTTATTGCTCCACCAATTTGTACCCAATCATAATGATGGGCAGTGCCCAATACAAATTCTTTTGACATTGTTCCCACACCCGAACTCATTCTCAGGTCATCTGATAATAGTAATATCTTCTTTTTAGACATATAACCTCTTTAATCGTTTAATAATTTTTTATTATCTTCTGAAGTATTAGAGAAATGTTTATTCAATACTTCTAATTTATCCTCATAACTAGCCAGCATATCTAATTCTTTTTCAATCGTCTCTATGATATCAGAATGCTCTCCTATACCTGTGGTATTATTTAAGTAAACTTCGATATTAGCTTTGTGTTTTTGGATATTTCCTTTTAAGTAACTTTCTAATGATTTTAGTAAAGTTTCCCTCATAATCTGCTCCCACTTGGTATTAAGTTATCGTATTTTTGAATTAAAGTCTTAAATTCATCATCTACTACATATAAATCCATAGACCTATTTACTAATTTTTGTAGTGTAAATTCATCGTCTAATGTATTGGACTTAAATTTTCTGTATAACGATTTCAGAATTTTGACCGATGTCAATTTGTATTCCATAAAAAAAACCTCTTCATATATATATGTATATAAATATATATTACGTTAATATTTTAATCAACTTTTTTAATTTTTCAGCATATTGTATTGTATTTTTTGTACCATTTGATTCAACTCCCTCAGGTATAAATGCTACAATTATATCACTATATTCTGCTATTTGTTTATTTCTTTTAAAATAATTTGAAACATAGTATGGTCTATCATATTGTGAAGCTGGTAACTTACAATGCATATTCCATCTATAATGTACTGGTGGAAATTCTACGTAATTCATACCTAATTCTAATGCAAACTTCTTAGCAAATCCATCAGCCCCTTCTCGTTGTCCACCACTGACTATCTCGGCATCAGGATTCTTTTGTTTTATATCAAATATTAAATCTTTAACCTTTTTCTTATTAGTGTATGCTCTACTACCAACAATACCTACTTTAATCTTCGTAGTCATTTCTTTTTTGTTTTTTCATTGTTTTATCTGAGGTTACAAATTTAGTAACCTTATAAAATTCTTCTAAAGCAGTAAAAAGTCCACTGGTAGTTTTGTAAGTATAACAAAATCTTGTGTGTTGATTGTCAACTGATTCTGGTCTTATATCAAAAAACACAAAATCATTTGATTTAGTTTCACTGCCTTGTTTTACAATCGTCTTGAATGACATTTCATCTTCCCATCGCATTAAAAAGTCTCTTAACTCTGTACCCTCAAAATCACCCTCATCGAACCAAAGATATAACAATATTGCTATCTGTAGTTCATTATGAATAGCATTGACTTTTTCCATAACATATTTTTCGACATCTGTATTTATAAAATCAGTCAATTTTAGACGTAAGGTTGTTTTACTTGTCATTACTTAACTCCTGCATCACAATGTTCCGTTTGATTGAATTCACAAAACCTACAATTTTTCTTAGATGGTCTCTTAATATAATTATGTTCTAAATTATATTCTCCATCAACAAAAGATTCATCAATGAATTGATTCAAATTATTTATTACTTTATTTACACTTGGTTTACCACTAGCAGGTGAAAACGTTTGAACTCTACGTTGTGGAAAATCTAATTTTTCATATAATTTTCTCTTAACGATAAAATATTCTACATCTACTTTATCTATAGGTATATCAAGTTGAGCACTATAAAAATATTTATACAATAACAACTGGTCAGTTTTATTCTTGTCGGCTTTCATATACTTATTCCAACCCATTGTAGAAGTTTTGATATCTATAATCTTGTATCTATCTCTAAAAGTATCGTGTAACACGACATCCATATAACCTATAAATTTAATTTTATTAGGTAACTCGTACTCAACCGGAACTTCTATACCAACTAATTCATAGTTCTTCTTACTGAAATACATATTACGTTTCTTTTTGAACCAATCGAGTATAGATAGTCCGTGTGAATAAAATTCTTCCATATCCTCTTGTTCACAAAATACCTCACCTCCATTATTTTCCATAGCATTGGTATAGTTTTTTTTCATTCTATGTAATAGCATTTCATCTAAAGGAAGAGCATCAGCCATCTTAATAGTATCATTATACATTACGGTAAGATACGTCTGTAATACCTCGTGCATACTTGTACCAAATAACGTGTGAATATTATCTGTAAATTCACCTAATTTATCAATATAGTTTAATTTCCATTTGTAAGGACACGTGTCCCATTGACTATATTGACTATAACTTATTCGTTTCATTTACCCCACTTATCACGACCAACTATTGTAGCCATAATCCCATAATTAGATACATCAAGATACGCATCTTCTAACGGTTCGTCTTTTACAGCTGAATCACGACCAGTCATCAACAAAGTTTTAACTCGTTGTAACTTATCATTCATTCTAAACCACAAACCTGTAAGTGATAATTTTATTTCTTCTGGTGTTTGTAATTGTGTTCCAACACTAATATTACCTGGACCATAATCGTGTTGTTTGTGTAAGAACAATTCATATTGTTCTCGTTGAATCTTCTTAAACTCTTTGGTCATCTCTGGCCACTCTTCTTCCATCTTTTCTATAACGTCATAATCCTCTGAATCTACACGAGGACTATCTTTTATAACCTTTGACATATATGTCTCCTAATTTACATACTTGAATATACGAATAAAAATGTATACAAGTCAAGTCTTTTTATTCATTACCTGCTGTATATCCACCTGTACTACCAAGAACATTTAAACCAGCTTCTTCTATTTTTTTAGATTCAACTCCCCATTTCTGAGCAAGTTCTCCTAATTCTAACATACCACCTTCTGTGAGCATATACATTTCTACCATGTCGTAAGCTTCTTTCTTACTGACTTGTTCGTGATTTGCAACTATATTGATTAACCAATCTGGTTGTGCCATTTGATTTCTCCCTTTTGTATATTTTAACCATTGATTACCTTTTGGTAAAATATTTGTGTATAATTTATATAACTCTTTAGGTTTTAAGTTATACTTTTGAAATTCATTTACTAACTCGACCCATTCCATTTTCATAGATAAGAATCGATGTGTCATATAATTTGACCAAGACTTTTTATCTTCGTCTGATATCTCTTCCCAATAATTAGGACTCTGAACTGACGTTATTTGTTTTATGTGGTCGAATAGACTTTTCTTTTTTATTAAAGATTTTTTTCCAGTTTTCTTCATATTTTTTTATATCGGAAACTCTATTTGAATCTCCCTTTCCTGCTTCTGAATATTTAGCTTTTTTCGACATTCGTAGTTTCTTCACCTATTCCTGAACCCGCTAACATAGATTTAGGCACTCTACCACAATTTCCACAACTATAAACATCAATCGGTACTAATGCTTCCTCACCTGTTGGTGATACTAAAGGTGATATTCTTTTTATAATTGTAGAACTAATAAATAAATAATTCCCACAATACTCACATTTCATAGTTTCTGCTTGTTTCAAGTCAACTTTTACTTGTGCTTGTTGTGGTTGTTTATTGATTGGACCTTTTGGGTGCATACTCATTTAGTAACTCCTAATAATTCTATTATCATAGCCATAACATTTATTTCCTTATCGACCACCTGACTATCTGATAGTTCGTATCTCGCAATAATCAAAATACACTCTGCAACGTGTCCTTTACCATAACCATCTACCTCATCATATAACAAACGAAACAAATCAGCATAGTCTGTAATCTTATTATCAGCTAATAGTTGTCTGATTTCTTTGAATGCATTTTTCTTATTTTGTGTCTCTAAAATCTTCAATAGTTTTAACTTATAATCATTCTGAATAATACTTGACGTATCTAATTTAAGTTTACCATTAACTACGTTACGTTGAGCTGAATTGATAACTCTACGAATATCTGGATAATTTGTATCTACTAATACTTTTATATCTTTCATATTATCGATAACGTTTTCTTGTATTAAAATATTGTGAAGATGTTTTGCAACTTCACTTTTAGATGGCGGAACTATTTGAAAAGACTGACACCTACTTTGTATCGGGTCAATGATTCGTTCTACATAATTACAAGTCAATATAAATCTACAATGTTTACTAAATGTTTCCATTAGATTACGAAGAGCGGCTTGTGCATTTGGTGTAATGTAATCACACTCATCTAATATAATTATTTTTAAGTCTTTGAATCCTACCGTTGATGCAAATTGTTTTACTTTTGTCCTAACCGTATCTACATTGTTTTCGTCTGAAGCATTTATATAAATGTAATCACATTCTATATTTTTTACAAGAATCTTAGCGAGAGTGGTTTTACCTGTACCAGCCTTTCCATATAATAGAAGATGTGGTAAGTCTCCACTCTCAAGATAAATAGATACTTTGTCTCGAAGATGTTCGTTACCAATATAAGTGTTTAATTCAACTGGTCGATATTTCTCAACCCACAAAGTATTAGACACTAATCAACCTCCGTTGTAGCTACTAACCAATATTGAGTTGTAAAATCATCAATTTTGAATGATAACTTAGCTAGACCCTCACTACTAACCTCTAAAGTAGCACTTTCACATTCTTTGTTAGCTAACAAAATATTACTAAAATACTCAGCATTGAAAGAAACATTTTCTATATTAGAAAAACTTGAAGTTTGTACTGGAATGTTCACTCTATTAGTATTAACTGATGAGTACCCAATAATTAAATTAGTTTTATCTTCATCTGTAACTACGGTGAACGTTGTTACTTCAGCTAAAGCTGATTTACCTGCTATAAACTTATTAATTAAACTAGGTGTAACATCAATTTTTAATTCAAACTCAGGAATATTTTGTAACTGAGGCGGGTCATTAATAATTGAAGGGTCTGATAACATATAATTTACTGAAGTTACTGAATCTGATATTTTCATTGAAAGAGCCTTCTCTCCAGCCTTTGTAATCGATACTTTAATATCTTCATCTACGACACCCAATAACTTTAATAATTGGTCTGTCGTGTATATACCAATAGTGGCATCCTCAAAATCCCAATTATCCATTTGAACTGCACCTAATAGTGTTTTATCACTCGATACAAATTTAGTTTTTAATTGTCGTTTCTCTGAAGTACTATTAAGTACAACCGATTGAGCAATACCATTCAAATGATATTTGTTAATAAAACGAACCAGTTTCTGTTTATTCATAGTGAATTACTCCTAATAATTATAACCATATATACATATATATATGATTTTATTTTGTCAAAATCAAAAAAATCTTTCTATTGTTTT